GTTTCCCAGTCACGATCAAAGGTAGAAATATAGAGCCGGAGGCGGTGGTAAGAAAGGCACTAAAGGTAAGGCTAAAGGTGGCGAAATGAAAGGCACCAAGTACATGTCTATGGGTGGCGCTGCACAAGCAGAAATGAAAGCCAATCCAGGTATGGGCAAAATGCCAAGATCTGTTATGTCTGCATTAATGGGCCAAGGCACAAGAAAAGCTGGTCAAGCTAATGTTTTAAAGAGCAGTAAAATGAGTGCCGGCGGTGGTGCAAATAAAAATGTTAAGTACAGATCTAAGGGCGGAGGCTTGTACGGCAAATAACTAATTACATAGGAGTTAAATTAAGTGGCGTATTTAATTTCCAACATCCCACAGTTTAAGTGTTGGGTGCGAAAAGAATTTACTGCAAATCACCAGGATTATCATGGAGAATATCTACATGCCCTGGCGTTTGCTGTTAATACAATTCCAGATAGATCTCTTTCTTTCCAGGTAGTCTTTACCGGGTGTGAAACCGATTTTGAGGATTATCCTGATGAAAACGTACATGGCGGAGCTATGTGGGCAAGGATGCCCATACAGGCCCTAGTAGCTGATATTCCCCTGGATAAATGGCCAACCCCGATGGAAGATCACCTGGCGCAGCCTTGGGACTGTCTTAGTCACGATCATTCAGTTGTGGTTTTAGATAGAGTAAGCTCCTCGCCCTGGATATGCAAAATAGGCGGAGAGTTTTATACTGGAAGATACATGTTTACAGTAGATTACACAGAAAACAGTATCGCAGACGATCCGGCTCAACATAAGCAATCACATGTGTTATATTTAACTGACGCTGGAGAGTACACTGGCAATTTTGTAGCTTTACCTAATAATAGAGTGAGAGCAACAAACCCAGCTTTATGGCGAGTAGGTGAAGGTGCACCAGACTTTTCTCCTAGTCAATGGGTACACTCAGCAGAGGGACATGAAAGTTACATGGATCCCAATATAACCTTTAACAACTTGTATAGTGAAGGAGAGACAGAAGAGTAATGGCAACATCAAGTAGCAAGAATTTTGAGCTAGACGTAGCTGATTACGTTGAAGAAGCATTTGAAAGATGCGGTTTAGAAATGAGAACCGGGTATGATCTAAAAAGTGCTACTCGTAGTCTCAATCTAATGTTGGCCGAGTGGGCAAACAGAGGGTTAAACCAATGGACCATAACTGAAAAAACAGTAGCCATGGTCAAAGATACTAAAACCTATAATGTTGATAGTACAAACGCTACGGCAGCGATTGACGTATTAGATGTCTTCATAAGAGAAACAGTAAGCTCTGAAACTACAGACTTACCTATGACCAGATTGAGTAGAGCTGAGTATTCGCATATAACTACAAAGTCTTCTACTGGTAAACCAAATCAATTTTTTGTTAATAAACAAACTACACCGACAATATCAGTTTGGCCAGCGCCAGACAAATCGAGTACCTATACAGTACACATGAACGTACTTACTAGGATGGACGATGCAGATGTGGGAGCAAACACACTAGATCTGCCGTTCAGATTTTACCCTTGTTTGGCAGCTGGCCTCGCTTACTATATATCTATGAAAAGGGCACCAGAAAGAACAAATACCCTCAAAGCGATATACGAAGACGAGTTTCAAAGGGCCTTATCCCAAGACGAGGATAGAGCATCATTTAGAATACAACCTAACCTTAGAAGTTATAACAACGCGTAATGGCTTTTGCATCTGGAAAATATACTTACGGGATCTGCGACATTACTGGTTTCAGATACAAACTGAAAGATATGCGTATGACTTGGGATGGCTTGTTAGTTGGTCCAGATCAATATAGTCCAAAACATCCACAGTTAATGCCTAAACCAGCTCCCCAGGATCCACAGGCAATAAGAAATGCAAGGCCAGACATAGCAGACGATAATAATGCTTTTTTGGTTTATTCAAATGTTGGTAATGGCAAGCTAGGTTCAGTGCTTACTACTTTCGAGGTTACATCCGGGTTAGGTGAGGTTACAATAACGACATGAGCTTTACACTTGCTACATTAAAAACAGCGGTACAAGATTATCTCCAAGTATCTGAGACAACCTTTACGACACAATTACCAAGGTTTATACAAGAATCAGAAGATCGCATATTCTCCCTGGTTCAATTACCGGATCAAAGAGAAAACGTCCAGGGCAATTTAACTTCTGGAAACAGATTCCTGGCTACACCAACAGATTTTTATGCACCTATGAGCTTGGCTATAATCAGCTCAAGCACTTACAATTATTTAGATTTCAAACACGCTTCATTTATTAAACAATATTCACCGGGGACCACACAAGGCACGCCCAAGTATTATTCTTTGTTTGATGAAACATCTTTTGAAATTTCACCGATTCCCGATTCGAATTATACAATCGAATTACATTACTTAAATAAACCAGCATCTTTAACCAGTGGTAGTGACAGTGGTACAACAACCTTATCTTCGGATTATCCGGATGCGTTGTTGTACGGAGCTTTAGTGGAAGGAGCAATCTTTCTCAAAGAACCTCCAGAAGTCGTTGCCCAATTTGAAGGCCGATTCAAGGAGGCGATAGCTCGTATGAAAAATATATCAGAAGGTCGTGGCACACGCGACGAGTATAGATACGATTCAGTCCGCTCAAGCGTGACTTAATGGTACTAGAACATTTAGAAGGTAAATCCGTAGCAATAATTGGCCTGGGTGTGTCACAGGTAGATTTTGCTATAGGCCTTGAAAACTCAAGTACATGGGACGAAATCTGGTGCATCAACTCAGCTGGCCTGGTATATCCAGCCGACAGGATCTTTGCATTAGATCCGGCTAGTCGGTTTTTTGATTCAGACGATGCTGGCAAACAAACAAACGCCATGATTAAACTCATGTCGGAGTCTGATGTGCCCATATACACTTGTGAGGAAGATCCTAGAATTAAAAATCCAGTCAGATACCCAGTAGAGGATGTGTGTAACGCGACCAAATGCGCTTACATGAACACAACAGTTGCCTTTGCCATAGCTTACGCTTTATACAATAAAGTCGGCAGAGTAGATCTATTTGGTATAGATTTCTCATATAAAGAAAACATGCACTTTGCAGAAGCGGGTAGAGCTTGTGTTGAGTTCTGGATTAGCAAATGTATGAGCGAAGATATAATTGTTGGCATAAGTGGCAGATCTACAGTCTTAGATTCTAATGTTCCGGCAACAGAGAAACTCTATGGTTTCCATAGATTGGATAAACCTCTGGTAGCTGTACCACATGAAGGTAGGTTTTTAATCGGACCTTTTGATGAAATCAACGATCAACTAGAAAAGATTGGTCTTAAAATTAATGAGGATGTTGTACCACCAGAACCATATAAGGGGTGACTATGAGCAATAAAAGTGATTTTGTACTAGGTAATATTGAGGTTCATTCGACACAAAACAAAGGACACGATCCGGAGTTTTGGGCAGCACAAGCCACAAAAAAGATAGTAAGTATTTCTGATGATGCGCCAGAGCATATCAAACAACAGGCGGTAGCTTTTCAAAACCAAGTTTATACTGTAATCTTGTATTCTATGAAGAACGCGATTAAGTCGCAAAACACGACTTATTCGAATATACTAAGAGAACAAGGCCATGAAGACATGGCTAAAATATTGAAGGAGCTATAATGGCAATAACATCTGCAATATGCACAAGTTTCAAACAAGAACTACTTGTTGAAGGGCATAATCTTACGAATGGTGCTGACAGCATCAAACTAGCGCTTTATACAAGCTCTGCAACTTTAGGAGCAACCACAACTGCTTTTGTGACTACAGGACAAGCTACAGGAACTAACTACAGCTCTGGCGGTAGCGCATTAACTAACGTGACACCTACGACTTCTGGCACAACAGCTATAGTGGATTTTGCGGATCTTACGTTTGGCACGGCAACTGTAACAGCTAGAGGGTGTTTGCTTTACAACACAACCAATTCTAATAAAGCTATTGCGGCAATAGATTTTGGTGGAGACAAAACCTCAACAGCTGGTGATTTTACGATTGTGTTTCCAGCTGCAACTGCAACTGGAGCCATTATCAGATTGGCTTAGAGCGCAATAGGATATGTTAGAATCTAACTATGCCTCTAACCAAACTAAATTTTAAACCCGGAATCAATAAAGAGGAAACCGATTACTCTAATGAGGGTGGTTGGGTAGATGGCGACAAAGTAAGATTTCGAAAAGGCCGTGTAGAAAAGATAGGCGGCTGGGAAAAGTTTTCTCCAAATTCAATAATAGGCTCTGCTAGAGCCTTACACTCTTGGATCTCTTTAGAGGGACGCAGATATTTAGGTATCGGGACCACAAACAAATACTACATTGAAGAGGGCGGCACCTATAACGACATAACTCCTATTCGTAAAAACACTACTAATGCAGCTACCTTTGCGGCCACCAATGGTTCGTCTACACTTACAGTCACAGATGCCAGTCATGGCGCAGTCAATGGTGACTTTGTAACCTTTTCTAGTGCTGTGGCGTTAGGGGTTAGTGGTAACATAACAGCCGCAGTTTTGAATCAAGAATATCAAATAGATCTTGTTACTGGCACAAATACATACACCATAACGGCTAAAGACACATCTGGTGCCACAGTTACAGCAAACGCAAATGACTCTGGTAATGGTGGATCTGCTACAGATGCCGCATATCAAACAAACTCTGGCCTTGACTTTTATGTGCAATCTACAGGTTGGGGTGTAGGTACTTGGGGTGCTGGTACTTGGGGTTCTGCTACAAGTTTGAGTGCCAATAATCAGCTCAGGTTATGGACACACGATAATTTTGGAGAGAACTTAATTATAAACCCAAGAGCTGGTGGCTTATTTAGATGGGAAGAAAACAACGGATTATCAACTAGAGCCTTACAATTATCAGGTATTAGTGGAGCTAACTTAGTGCCGACTGTAGGTTTACAAGTAATAACCTCTGAAACCGATAGGCATTTAATTGTTTTAGGCGCGGATCCGATAAGTGGTAGCTCTAGGACCGGAACTATAGATCCAATGTTAGTGGCATTTAGTGACCAAGAGAATGAATTACAGTTTGAGCCTTTGACTACCAATACAGCGGGTTCGTTAAGGCTGTCTTCCGGATCTACTATTATAGGTGGTTTAAAAGCCAGACAAGAAGTTTTGATTTGGACAGATACATCTTTGTATTCCATGAATTTTATTGGACCACCTTTAACATTTGCCATAAATCTAATCAATGAAGGAGCTGGCTTAATTGGTCCGAAAGCAGCGGTAAACTCACCAAAGGGTGTTTTTTACATGTCTAAAA